CGTGATGATAGGGAATTTGTAAATCTGAAATAACGAGTATTCGAGATTTTGTCCTAGTCATTCATCCTCATCTTCATACCAGTCTGGCTCTGGAATGTTTGGGTTAATTGGGTTTGGCAGTATCCATTCTGGATAAGCCGATTTTTCTACAATTATGCCTAGCGCCATATCAACCGAGAAACCAGCCCGACGTAACGATTTGTAAAATTCGTTCAAGCCGATAGTGTAAGCATCAAGTTTTGAGTAGCCTTGATCTACGAGTTTCTTAGTCGCTTTTCTAGCCATGTGATTATTATGACCTTTCCATCAACAGATCGTAGATTTTGTCTACGCGTGTCTCCAAACGATTTACTTGATCCTTTAAACTTGAACCGCCATTAGGGCGAAGTTCCGATAGATAATGCTTCACTAAGAATCTGATTATTGTGATAATCCCACCCAGAGCCGTCGCGGCTATCGTTACAGCAATTCCGATATCTTGCAGAGTCATGATTTAGATCCGCGACCATATTCTGATTCTGTTTTATCTGCCCATTTAGCCAATGGAGCAGCAAGAGCGCCAATAAGAACTGCGTACTCTGGCTTCATGTCTGTTAGCAAGGCGATGCCCATCGTAATAGCAGATGCCAAGATTGCGCGAAGATAAGATTTAATCGCCGCTATGTTCTTATCGCTTAGGTACTTCTTCATTAGTTTCCGCCTAACATGGGTATATTAAAGAACGAGCCATCTTCTTTACCTTTTGCAGTAAATGAGACATGCGCGTGATGGGTGTGTTTATTTGCTCCCTTGTACGATCTCCATTTCCAATTAAGGATGGGTGATGCAATTTTTGAATCGAAGATAACGTACTTGATACGTTTATCTCCAGATTTGGCACATAAACGTATTTGATCCGCAAGATCTGGCATAAGGTCAGGTTTCGCTTTTCCTGCCAAGTCTCTATCGATGTCGATGGCAAAAACTGTATTGTCGCTAGTCGGGATGTGATCAGACCCACCTTTACGCATGTGTCGTAAATCTGCAACCCAGCCATCGGAGTCACGAAGTCTATCTGGATAACAGTCATCGATTTGAAGTCTTAACTGTTGCCCTGCTTTGCATAACTTAGGCTTCATTATCCGAGAATAGTTTTTAGTTCATCTTCGGTTAAACCGAGGCGAGCCAATAGAGCAGCCTTGTCTGCCGCTGCCTTTTCTTGCAACGCTAACTGAGCCAATTCATCCTTTGAGTAATACTCATAAGAAACGATGTTGTTATCGGGCATTGACTCGTCATAACCGCCAAGTCCATAAACTACTGATTTAATTTGTTTAGTCATTACGCTACTCTCAATCCTACGATAGGTATTGCAGTTGATACTCCAGTTAAAGTTCCAGCGGTAGTAAATGCTCCAGTAATTCCTGACTCAGTAAAATGAGTTAGTGCTGCTGCACTTGTAGTTGTTGATATTGAATTAAAATATGATATTTGTTGAGCGTTTGCCGCTGCGCTGCATCGCCAAGTTGTAGTAGTAGGATTTATTGCTAAATAATACCAACCAGCGTTAATGTTTTGTGAAATTGTAATTGAGTATTCTGTACTTATTGCAGTTGCGGTAACTGTTCCAGCATCAAAAACTACTGTAGTTGGTCTGCCTGTTGTTGAACTTGAATTGTATAATCCCATGCGTACTGCACCATTAGTTCCGCCTGTTACGCTTGATGTTGTAAATGCAATTCTATCTGCTGAAAATGTCGGTAAATAAATCGGAATATAATAAGTTGTATTTGCAGCCCAATTAAGACTCGCAAGAGGAAACTGTCCTGTAAAACTTCTTATGTACTGAGTTGCGGTTTCAGCAGTTAAAACTGCATCTGTTCCAACTGCATTTGTCCAAACTGGAGTAGTTCCATTTGAACCCAAAACCTGCCCATTTGTTCCAATACCTAAACGCGCAGGTGTAGATGCTCCGCTTGCGTAGATAACATCTCCAGTTGTTGTGAGTAGTGAGTCTGGAATTTGTGCATCGATTTGAGTCTTAAGTGTGGAGTCAATGGCAGAGCCAAGAGTACGGATCGCCGATGCTCCATCTTTTACATATGCTGAATCATCGGGAGTAGACCACCCATAATTCGTAGTGCTTGCCATTCTTGCTCCTTTTCTAGGCTACTATTGTAGCGTCAATCCACTCTAAAGTAGGTGAAAGTGTTGTCCATGTCTCCGCTGCTCCCACTTGTAGCCATTTCATATACTGAATGCTAAAGGCTACTGGCGAAAGATTTAGAGTTATCGATAGTTTGTTAAACCCAGCATTAAAAGACCAGCCTTCTACGAATCCTTCGAATGAGCCGCCAGCAAGGTTTAATGGAAGATCCGTAATGTATAAGGGTAATCCCATAAACGCGCCCAAGAGCGCATCTCTATCGGCATCGTCTATCTCTGGGTTAGTAAGTTCGAATGTAATCGATTTAAATAGGCTTTGAGGGTTGGCGCGTAAGGCTAGATAAAACGCTGCTTGAGTAACCGCATCCGCCCCTTTTTCAAGAGTTGTAGTGATGTTTTGGGCTTGTTGTCCGTATGTGGCAATAGACGTATCATCTTGTGCGCTTGTAGTCGCATTAGCCTTATAGGTAATTGTTACCTTATTGCGAATATCACCAATTCGCCGAGATGTGGCAATACCTCTAGATAATGCGTGATTTGCTGAAACTTCTGTAAATCCATTTGCTGCTAGATATTGGCTTCTATGAGATTGATCTGCATAGCAAATACGCCCCTGATTATCCTCGTAAATATAACCAAGACCAGAATTCGCTAAGGATGAGATAAGAGAATAAACGTCTGTTTCAGATGATGATCTAGCAGTTAATTCATAATCGCCAGGCTGGTCTATCTCGCCCAGTCCAACATTCTGGGCATTAGTCCAAGTCTCTGTGGCTGGAGTGTAATTCTGCCATTGCAAGGCTGGCGCTACTTCATTCCATGAGTTTCTAAATACTGGCTCCAAAATTGAATAAATCTGGTCTCCATCAAAATCTTTACTTAACACGCCAGTAGTTAAAATCTTAGGCAGTTTAGAAAGAGCGCCTAGCGCTGTAATGCTGAAACTTTGAACGATGGCACTAGCGCCGCTGCTGCGAACGCTCTGGTTAATATCTGTAACGAATCCGCCAAACAGCGGCACGAAAGTACCTGCTGAGTTTTTAACCTGTAAAGTAAAAGAATCGTTTACGTCAATGCTGAAATCTGCGCCATTTGTGTTAATAAGTTCGACTGTGCAATAACCTGCTACTGGTTGCTGGTAAATATCTGTGCGCCCAGAAGTTAATGAAAGGTTAGATAAAGTTACCGATGTAAAAGTTCCCCCATCGATTGAAACCTGCCAAACTGGATTCCATGCAGTCATCGATCAAACGCACCTGCGCCTAGTGTTCCGCGTGACGTTGAATCGTTGAGGATTTGAACTATCTGGCGAGCAGTAGATTCTGAGTCAATAGCACCATTTACTGTGATGTTGTAGACGGATTCATTCTGGCGGAAGTTTTGCAACGCATTTCTACGAGCAATCGCATCTGCTGAATAGTTGCCTGTTCCTGTGTACTGATCCACTAAGTCTTGCAAGGTTGCCGCATCGTTAATAAGGTTTTCTAGGGCGCGTTGGTTTGCATTACCGCCACCGCCACCGCCACCGCTTGTTCCAGCGCCAGAGCCGCTACCAGCACCGCCTGAGAAGCCACCCATGCCACTAGCGCCGCCGCCATTACCGCCACCGCTTATTGCTCCTGGAGTTCCACTTGTTGCAAATCCGCCAGTTGGGCTTCCCCATGCGCTAAAGGCTGTTCCCCTAATGCTGTTGATCTTGGCAATTCCTGCGCCAAACAGATTGAGGAACGAGATAACTTGGTTAGCCATTTCAATAATAAAACTAATCAATTCCTTAATAACAGTAACTACAACTGTGGCAGTCTGAGCCACGAACTTTAATACTGTGATAAACCCTTCCATGCTGGATTTACCATCTGTTGAGAATACCGCGGCTAACTCTCCGATGCTTTTCGCAAGTGAGTTAATCGATACTCCCACGTTATATGCGCTTGTTTCTGTTTCGTTTAAGCCTTCTACTGCGCCTTCGTTGCCTGTTAGACCAGCAATAAATGCGTTAAATGTTGGTAATGCTTGTTCGTTGATAAATGTTATTAAATTGCCCATAATTGGCAACAGCGCAAAACCGATAGATTCTTTGGCTTCATCAAATCCGATTTTCATCTGAGCAGTTTTAAATGCAAGGGTATCTGTATTTGCGCCTAGGTCTGGGTAAATGTTATTGATCATTGCTAAGATTTCAGCAAATGACTTACCCTTAATTTCAGCCTGTGATAAACCGATACCTAATCTTCCAAGTGATGTAGTGTTTCCATCCTGAGCCTTGGCAATAGCATTAGCAACAGTCTGTAATTCGACTCCGCTATTTACCGAGATTCGAGTAGAGACTTCTAACAGATCTTGTGCCTCTTTGACTGAGTTAGTCGAGAGCGCCAAACGCTCTAGGGCAGGTCTAAGTTCTTCGTCTGATTTAGCAGTTTGTAATGCAAGAACTGATAGATACTTTTCTGTGCTAGCAATCTGGGCATCTGTTGCGCCAGTAGCATTCCTAAGAGTAGTGGCTAACTTTGCCTGTGCTGCTTCATCTTCGATGGCTGCTTTAACGCCATCAATGCCAATTTTTACTGCGTAGGCTGCTGCTGCCGCTGCTGCGACCGCAAATGCCTTGGCTGCGACTCCGCCAAACTTGGTTAATTTATCGCCAAAAGTATCGACCTCTTTAGCGCCTTTATCAAGATTCTTGGTAAACGCATCAATATCTGCAATGAGTTTGAGGGTTAATGCTCTAGTACCTGTTGCCATTATCCCCACTCTTTCAAGATGTTACTAAATGATGCATTCCAGCGTGTAAGAATCTCTGGCTGAATTTTGCGTAAAGTTGGATAGATATACCAACCGCGAGAACCGCGACCTTCACGCCCAGACCAGATTGGAAACTGCTTAAATTTATTAGATCCAAACTCTGAGCCACCCCAGATTTGTTTGGTAGTTGCTCCGCCTGAGAACTTTTGATTTGCAAATCCATAAGTAATTTCACCGATTTTAGATGAATACTTAACCTTAGCGCCTGTTGCAATTCTTACTGCAACTGCCTGACCAAACTGGCGAGATGCAGCAGAGTCAATAATAGAAGATCTGGCATATTCGGAAATAGCCGCCGATTCTCTCTTTGCTTCCTCTACTGCACCTTCGCTCATGTTTTTGAATGCCTTAAATACCTTGGAGAGTTCGGCTTTATCTAGACCAGTTTCAGCCATTACCGTTCCTCTCTTTTAGTATTTCAAACGCCGTTATTACATCTTCTGCCGTTTGCCATTCACTCATCGGAATCCCTGTCGCTATTGCTAGCGAGATTAAGATTCTGTTGATGGATCCTGACTCATGGCTTTTGGGCTATCTGTCTCTCCAACCGTAACTTCCGCTACG